GAGGTTGCGTTTTTGTGCTCAATGCCTTGCACCCGGCGAAGGAGCTCTTCATTTTGCTGTGTCAAGCGTTGCAACTCAGCTTTATCACGTTCAATTGCATGTTTACGACGCTGCGCACGATCGACTTTTTCTTCACGCCTGCGCTTGCGTAGGTCTTCCCGATCCTCATTGTCAGGTGCTAGGCGACGGTCTTCATCATCATCGTCTTGTTCTGGCTTCTCATCAACCGGAACTAACTCTTGTTCCTTTGTTTTTGATGACTGTTCCTGTTCATCTAAGTCATCGTCATCAATCTCTTCTAACACATCGTCTTGCGCTTTTTTATTCATTTCAAGCTCCTTTCAGCTTTTAGATAAATGCACGAATTTGAGTGGGGTCGCCTGTGATTTTGCCAATGATGTCAAGGTCGTTGAAAATAACGAACTCAATTTCTTCACCATCTTTTTTCACAGTCCAGCGGTCCCCGCCATACTTAGGTGTGCGGACAAAATCGCCTGGGTTACACCAAGCTCCTTCCGGCCACATGTCCATAGTATTGCGGTTCTTAAAAGCCAACGGGCCGACAAGAGCAACTTTAGACACCTGCGTGTTGCTTGCTTCTGTCTTACGGGCTTCTTCTGGGATGTAGATTCCGCCACTTGTTTGCGACTTGGCACGGCGAACTTGCACCATGACGCGTGAACCAAATGGGATGATGCCCGGATCCACTTCAGGAAAGGCATCTTCTAAGGAGTCATATGACATTGACAAAGGAACTTCAAGTAGCATTCGCTTCTCCGATTGCTGGGTTAAAAATCACGCTCGTCCTGATCTTTCAGAACTTGCTCCACTTTTGAGAGGGCAGCCTCAAGGCCTTGGTAATAGCCTATTGACTTCCCATACTCAAACTCTACACTCTTATCGGGTCCTGGTGGAACTTTCAGGGCACGGTGAGCAACACTGTTCTGCTCCTCTTTCAGCAGACCGATGAGCCTTGCAAACATGTATCAACCGCCGCTTGTTGCGCGCTTGGCTGGCATGGGTGCTTGGCTCTTCGTCATTCTGGGAAATTTTGTGGCTGTACCTGTTGGCTTAGGTGCATTGGGGCTTGGGTCTTTGCCAGAACCTTGCATGCTTGTTGGGTAGGTTTTACCCATTGCCATTTGCTTGTGCAGTTTGATTGCTTCCATGATAACTCCTTAAGGGTTGGGGTTGATGCCTGTGCCAGTTGAATAGCCAATCTTTTCACCACTCTCAACTTCAAGTGCTGCCAATTGCTTGGCTGTCTGGTTGTCTTCTGCGTTAACGAAGATCTTAGTCTGGTTGTTGTCTTGGTTGCGGGCATCCTCTGCCTGTTGGCGCATTTGTTCGCGAACCAATTCTGCTTGCTGACTTTGCTGTTCCATTGCCAACTGTTCTTGACGCTGTTGTTGTTTGTCTGCAATCTCCGCTTGCTTAACAGCCATGTTGGCCTGATCTGCTGCTTGCTTGCGTGCCACTTCCTGTTTGGCAATTTCTGTGCCAGGATCGTTGGGATCTGGTGGTTGCATGGATTGAAGCAACTGCACTGCTTGTTCAATGATGGGAGGCAAGGCTTGGAGTGATTGATTGACCTCTTTGACCACTGACTGGCTTGCTGCTGCCATGACTTGGTCAAACGCTTTCTTCTCCTCTGTCGAGGCCTTCACGCGAAGTTCTGCAATGGGTTGACCAGCAGCCTCTGACGCTACATCAACCATGCGACTCACATACCACAGCACCATGTGCTCACGGAGGTGAGAGAGTAAAACAGGCAAAGCGGTTGGGGCTGCTATGCGACTTGCGCCCAGTACGGGGCTAGTCATGAAGTCAAGGTGCACTTGGATGTGTGCTAGGTGTTCTTGATCTGGGAATGCAACAATGGGCCTTCCCATGCTTGCTGCCACATTTTCATTGACTGCATTCATCTCCTCCATGGCAGGTTTGGGGGTCAGGAGTGCTTCGCCTTCAGGCACCTTAAGCTGTTTCAATAATAGCTCTTCTACTTTGCGTGCGTCATATAAACCTGGGTGCGTGTCTGAGCGCTGTACCACTGCCTGCACTTGAGCAAAGCGCTGTGTCTCGGAGTAGATGTTGGGATCTGACACAGGCACCACATTCATGGGGCCATCAAAGTCTTTGCGGTATGCTAGTAACTCGCCGGTCTCATCGCGTATTTCTTTTTCTTCCATGTAATAGCGGTTGATGCGGTATAAGACTTGCAACAACCTGCCCATGGCGTCATGTACACGAGCATGGATGGATGAAAAGACTGTCATGCCCTGTTCCATACGCGCAAGTGTAGTGCCCACAGGCACATTGGCATTCGTGTCTGCCAACTCCTCAAACGTTGTTCTGACTACACCTTTGCCAGCGTCAATCAAAAAGCCCATTAACTGAAACAGTACAGGCGATGGTGGATTGAAGGGCATAGGCATCATTACTTTGCGAATGTCATCCTGCCCAAACGACCCCTCTATCTCATGCACCTCTGTTGGGTCAATGCGATCTGTCTGCCCGCCAGAACCGCCTTTGAGTTTGAGGAGACCTGGGAAGTTGCTGATATGCGCTGAGTCAAGCAAGGCGCGTAAGGCGCCAGTGGCAGAAGCAGACAAGCCACCAATCATGTGAGTCAGGCCAATGGGGTATGCACCTCGCCATGGAACAAAGGGGAACTCAATGATATGCACCAACTCCTTCATCAACTCATCTTCTTCTTCCCAGTTGCGGTAAATAGACAGCACCTTTTCTGAGCTCTTATCAACTGAAATGACATAAGGCGCCGGGCCATCAGTGTCATCTTCCACATCGTAGTAGACAGCAATCTCAAGTATGGTACGCAACCCATCGGTGTTGTATGCATCCGCCTTGCGACCTTCAATCTTGTCGTTGGCTGCTTCTGCTTTTGATACTTCTGGACTATGTGGCTCAGGCGCAAGCTCAATGTCTCGATACATGCCTGACTTTACACGCCTGTTGTATTCCAACTTGGTAACATATTGCACATGCGTCTTGCGCTCAGCTGAGTAAAAGTTTGAGGCAGCAAAGGGCAACAAAATGTCGTCTGATGAGACAAACATAGGCAATGGGCGCTTGCGCCGTTGGTCCCAAGTCAACTTGATGTACTGCACACCAGACAGTGGCATTTGGGTGGACATCTGCTCAAGCTCTGCCCTAAACTCTGGCATCTGTTTGGTCATCTGCCAGTTGAGGAACTTGGTCAGGCGTTCTGACTTCTCAAACTTCGCCTTGGTCACATCCCCAATAACCTCTTGCCTTGCTGGGCCCATGGGTGGAAAGATCTCTTTCATTACCCGAGAGGAAAAGTCAACACAAGCCTCTGTCAGCATGGGATGCACTACTTTGGATGCACCAGTGAATGCCGCACCTCCAGGAGCATCATCACCAAGTCCTGTGCGCTTTAAACCTTCTTCATATTGCTCATCACGTCGTTTACGAGCTTCTTTGTCTTTCTCAACCAGCTCACACAAGTCAGCACCCATAATGGCAAGCTCTGATTCTGGCATATCTTCAGCCAAGTTGGCATAGAATTCTGATTGACCGGGAAGAGGTGTGTCACTAACTTTGACCATTGCACCACCATCTTCTGTATCCTCCACATCGCTTTCATCGTCATCAACTGGAATCATCTCACCCAGTTGCTTCTCCATTGTGTCATCAGTATCTGCCATGCTATGTTCCTTTATGCGGCATATGGGTTATGGCGGTCGATCAGTGGCTTGCGAGGCTTGGGTTCTTTGACAGGCAAGGTGACGGCCATTTGGTTGCGGTCAGCGAGTAAGCGGAGGGCTTGAGTAGTGGCGTCGACAAAGTCGTCATGCTTGATTGAACCTTCACCATGGAAACTACAAACCTGAGTGATTAAGGGATCGGCCCAGGAGCGTGGCATGCCAGGACGCTTTTCCGATTCCACTACCCAGACATGTCCATGAGCAAAGAGGTGAGATACGGCATGCAGTCGCTGAAGTTTGTCTGCCCTGCCTGGATTATAAGGGTATGCCAAGATATCTTCACGCGCAAGCATCTGTCTCAAGGAAATCCCTGACCCTTTGTCCTCAATCACCAAGAGGTCAACTGACTTGCCACCCAGGACTGAATGCTTAGGACCAACCAACGGTTGAATAATGGGCCTGAAGTCCTCATCTCCGTATTTGACTTTGTACTCTTTTTTAACCCGTTCAATGAGGTCTGGTAGCCCCAAATGATCTTGCCAGCAGTCAAGTAGCAGGAAGTGTGGGCGCTTTTCTTGTCTAAACAATCCCCAGACAGAACATGCTGTTGGGTCTGTGTCATGTGTCTTCTTGTCTGTTGTCTTCTCAGTGAATGCTGTGTCCAACGACATGACTATGTACTCAAAGCCTGGCAATGGCTTATCTGCAGGCCACAACTTGAATTGACTTCTCTTCACTATGCCTGACTCTTCTGGGTCTATGACCTCAGCATAAATCTCCTGTCGTCCCAACTGTGTGCCCTCATACTGCGACAGCTGATCTATGAATGACTTGGCTAGGTTGGCTTTGTTCTCATAGGTTGATCCACGAGTCACATAGACAGAGCCTTTCTTCTTCTCGCCATCCTTTATCAACTTCCTTACCAGCTCAATGGGCCTTGGGGTAGTTGTGACCACTACCTGTGGGTGTTCGCCCAGGCGCAACCCAAACTTCATCATGTCCCAGGTCTCATCTGGGTATTGCCATGCTGCCAATTCATCACACCACACACGGTGATGCTGCGGTCCACGAAGTCGATCTGGTTCCTGTGCTGAGAAACCTTTGATGACTGCACCATTCTCTAAGATGATTTCCGATATCGTTCGGTTGTAGGATCTGATGATTGTCTCAGGAAGCACAGACAACATGCCTGACTCACCCTCAATGCATGTGTCTCGAATGTCACCAGAAGTTGGGGCAATGATGGAACAACGGTGACCTGGGTTTTGTGTTGCATACCAAGCCGTATCCTCCGCTCCCGTCCTTGTCTTCCCAAACCCTCGACCTGCCAAGATCAACCAGACATCCCAATCACCAGGAGGTGTTCGTTGGTTGTCCCTTGCTGTGGCTAGCCATCTCATACGCCATGCCAACAAAGTCAGATCAAACACCGACAACTCAGCAAGTGAGCTGTCCAAGTTGTTTGGATCAATGGCTACTGTCACTTGCCGCTCAGCTTACTCATTGCTTGTGAGATCTCGTCTATCAACTTTAGGCGAACTTCAATTGGGTTTCCATCAGCACCTGTGACTTCAATGGATCTGCGTTTGGAGTGCCCATATTGGACAACCTCTTTCAGCGCGTCTTTTCTAACAGCAACAGGAAGGTTTTTGTCAAATGCTATCTCAGCAAGTTCACTCAACGGATCACCAAATTTGTCAATGATGGATTCCCATGTGTCTTGCTGTGTTTTGCGCTTGGATGTGCGCGCAGCTGGGATGCCAGGAGCAGGAGAGGATAGTAGAGAAGCAGCTGGCTTCAAGTCAGTTGGCATTTTTTCCATACGACAAAAGGTGTGAAGTTAATTTCGTGCCATTATAACTACAACTTCAAACAAATTGCTACCACCTTGTACACGTACGTGAACCAGTCCATAAATATTTTTATATTACCATAAGAAAAAGCGTTGCAGCTAAGCCATTGTTAGCAATCAGTAACATATTAGTACTTATTAGCATTTATTAGTACTGCTATCAACAAATTGTCTTTGTATCCGTGCATATTATTAGCATATTAGCATTTTAAACTTTTTTCTGAAAAAAAAATAATTGGTGTTCTCTTTCTTCACGTGTACAAACCAGCAAAAAACTTTCCCCATCTAACACTAACTGCTTGATTTATATGAAACGGCATCAAACTCATTGCAAAGGCCAAGCATGAATTCCTTCAACTCAACCTCCCAATTCACCATCTCAACCATAGAATATTGATTGATTTCGTCTGCAAAATTGCCAGGAATTGCAAAAAAACGGGCATCTAACTGCACTAAAACCCAACTTTTGCCGCCATTTTTGGTCTGATTGAAGTGCCAATTGACCTGTTCCTGTGTCAACCCACGCTGACTTTTGAACACTATGGTTTCCTTTTTGGCGGGTACCTTGCCATGTTTCAGCTCTATCCAACCCTCATTTCCTAGCACACAAAAATTTGCATCAGGCATCCCATCCACCACCCCGTTCTCCACCCTCTCCCATCTTCCTGGCAAACTTTGTCCTCGGACGATATCCTTCAAACGGTTCCACAATAACTTTTCTGACATCTGCCTTTTCCTTATTCATTGCAATGAGAATAGCACCCAGGCACACCCAAAAGGCAACCCCTGACACCATGAGTACAAAGATCAACACCGACGCCATTGCCTCCATTAGTGTCATG